GCCCCCGCCTGCGCACGCACGCGCACGCACGCACACGCGAGGCTTGCCGGTGCCAGCGGTCACTGTCCGGTCCGGTGCCGGTCATCGTTTGGTGTCGCATTGCATGAAACAAACGTTTGATTGAAACATCCGATTGAATAGTCCGGTGCTGGTGCTGTCGTGTCCGGTCTGGTGGTGGTCCGGCGATGGCAGCCGCCTGGAGTCGCCGGCATTTCAAACGGTCGTTTTAAGCGGTCGTTTTCCGGTCCGGCAATCTGGGCAAGGTGGAAAAAGTTTGCGTATGTCGCATTTTTTTCTTGACGCTTGTAGACACGGTGGTTACGATTGAAAAGACAACAGCGGGAGCGGTCGAGACTAAGCCGCAGTGACCATCGGAAGATAGGCGATTGTTGCGGTGATTTTTTGGAGAGAGGGAATAGATTCCATGGCGTGATTTGCATAACGTGATTACACAGCATGATTTCCTTGCATGATTCCCTTGCGTGATTGCGCAGCATGATTCCTTGCATGGCTTGTGCTTTGCTTTCCTCGCCAAAAAATCGCTTTCCTGGCGTGTATGACACAAGAAATTTCCGCCCGCTGTGCCTTGTAAAATAAAGAAAAACGGCACTTGTGAAAAAATAATTCAAATATTTTGTCGACAAAGTGCGATGATTTGATACTTTTTCTCTGTCGCCACGAACAAAGCGACTCACAGCACAGATGAAAACAACAGAATACTACGCAAAGAAAGCACAGAGATTGGCGCGGCTCCCACGCTCCAAAAACGTTCAGAGATTGATGACAGCGAATCATATCGCTCTGGGCGAAGCGAGGCAACGCGAGTTGATGATCTCACGTCTTGAAAAGTAACAACACAACACAACAAACAAACAAAACACACCATGACAACACAGCGCAACACAATACAAATCACGAAAGAAAACTTTTGCCGCCTTGATAGCGACATTTACGGCAATCCTCGCTACTACTTGCCCGTCTACCTTGCGCCCGAATCCATCGCCCGAAAACTTGGCGCGGTGAAATATCGCGGCAAGAAATACGGGGCTGGATGGGTTTTCCAGACTTACAACCTGCAAGGCGATTGCGACAAGATCAACGCCGCACAATAAGCAACAACACAACACAACACAACAACACACCATGACAACACAACAACACAAAGCAAAACAAGCTGCCCTCGAATTTATCAACTGGACTCCCGAACGCTCCGCAGGGGCGCGGGGCGTTAAAGCCTACGCTGTCGAGCTAATCGAATCACTTGATGGTGATTATTCACCCGCCGCATTGCTCAACGGTGCCACAGATTGGCGCGCTTACTCATACGGTGGATGCTCGCTTATTTATGATGCAGACATTGCGGAAAGACTCTGCAGTCCATCAGAGTTGAAACGATGCAAAGGCGGTGACAGTCAACCAAACCCCCACGAAAGCTGGCTCGATGTGCAAACCCGCGCATTGCGTCAAGCCGCGCGCCTAGTTCACAACGCATTCACGGCGTGATTGCCTCGCCCGTTGCCCCTCGTTAGCGCGGGGGGCATAGGGCGGAGCAAACACCCCGCACACCCCGAAAAAATGCAAACTATAGAACCAAGCGCCACCGTTTACGCCCTGTACGCCCTCAGCACAGGGCGCACGCTATACCTCGCCGCGACATTTGAAGACCTGATGCGGCACCTCGGCAAACTGCCGAAAAACTACGGAATCCGCACGCGGTACAGCCTCGAACCCGTCACTTATGAGATGGGGGAGGAATACGCCACGTTGCCCGGGTATGAACACATCACCGCCGTGATAAACCTATTATGAGACCGCACGACAAAGCGCCGCCTTATCTATCAACTAACACAACACACGAACACATGAAAGCAGTTTACAAACTAACCCCGAACGGCTGGGAAAAGGTCCAGATCTGTCAAAGTTTCGCCCACGCTTGCAAAATCGCATTGCAACTAGAAGCCGAGACAAAAACCCCGCACTGCGTGAACCGATAACAACCCGAACACCCCGAACACATGAAAACATTTTTTCAATTTCTCGCCATTACAGCCGCCCTTGCCGCTTGCCTCGCCATAGTCCCCGACATGCCAACGCCTACGCCCTACGAGCCGACCGACAATCCCGCGCAACGTGTGAGGGAGTTTGTCAGGGGGGAACGTGACACCGTAAACGAGGCGGATCTTTACTCCCCCAACGTGCCAGAGCCACTACGAAACGCCGCCAAAAATCTAATCGACTAACCAACCACTATCACAAAATACTATCATGCATACCATAACAACATCCGCAACAATATTTGACGACGAGGGATTTATCGCCGCCGAGAACGTCACAATAATCGATCATGGTGACACCATCAGCATCGAATCAACAGAACACAATAAATCAGACCTAACCATCAGGGAGAATAACCTAATATCAGAAATCGCAGGGTGGTCTGCAATCTGGTAAACCATCAACCCCAGGCAGGGGGAGAATCCCCTGCCAGTATCGCACGCTATCATGACAACATACCAAGCACTAGCAAAAATGATCCGCGAGGCAACAACCCGCGCGGAATTATACGTAGCAGAGAACCGATGCGCCATGCATTACGACATCGGCACAATCAGCGCAACCGAGCTTGCAAAACTCGACGGCATGATTTGTGAAAAGTTTCACGAAATTTTACTTGCAAACGAGCAGAACCAACCCACTATCACGCCGAACCAATAACAGCATATGACCAAGAACCAAGAAATCCAAGCACTAGAAACGTTCATCCAATCCCTGCCAGTAGACTCATACTTGCATCCATGGCTGATCGACATCCTGCCAGACATCCAGCGAGAGATCGCATGCGATTACATCCCCGCGATCAGCCCCGCCACAATCCGCGCGGAATTCACGAAACACCGTGCGGAAATGCTCCAGCAGCGAGAAGCAATCCATGCAGAGGTCGAGCGATGCAGAGAGACGATGGAGGAGGAGCGCAAACGGATCATTACCGAGGCACAGAAACGTGCCGAGGAGATCGAGCGCAACGCCAAGACAAAACTGGCGGAAGACATCGCACGACTGCAATGCGCCCTCGCTGCACTGCAATAAGCCACTGATGAGTCTCCAGGCGAGAGACGAAACCCCCTGCGGGGTCTGGCACAAGCCAATAAACAAAATGCACAAACCATTCAACGCAAAACAGATCGAGCATCGGCTCGCCATGAAGCTACTCGCACAATACCCGCCACGCCGCCCAAGGTGGCACAAGTGGGTCTTGTTGCTCACTATCATCGCAATCCTTGCCACGATCTATTTCAACGCATGAAACCAGAAATTAAACAGATAGACGAAAAGCTATCCATCCTGCGCGAATGCTATCTCGACGCAAAACCCGAGCGCAAACAGCACTGGATGGACAAAATCAACGAACTACTCGACCAACGCCTAGCACTAATGAAACCATGAATACGATATACGAAACAGCATACGAACTAGCACCGCCACGCTTGGACTACGACCCAGCAATGGATCACCCAGAACCCAAACCCACACGGAAGCCGATGCCATTCAAAATGGTTCGCACTGGAGACGGAAGCAAGGCTTACCGCATGGATGGGCGCACGATCATCACCCATCGCAGCACATGGATCAAATACGCCATGATTTTGATGACGGGAAAACACTCCAGGGAACCACATTTGACCTGCGACAGGCGCGATGTCGCAAAGCTGCTCAAATTCTACAGAAAGGAGGCGCAATCATGAGTGAGATCGACGATGGCGGCGCGGCGTTTCCGATTGATTCGTACATGCTAAATCCCAACGCGACGGAAAAAGAAATAAAAGAAGCGCAAGGCATGACCCTGCGCGACTATTTCGCGGCGGCGGCTTTGCAGGGTTTTCTTGCTAACTCAAGCAATGAGTTTGTGATGCTCCGACACGTCAACCTAGCGTCCGAAGCCTACATGGTGGCTGACGCAATGCTCGCAAAAAGAAAGGAGGCACAACCATGATGACCCACGACGAAATGATTGCGGTGATCCAGCATCACAAAGATGGGGGCAAGGTTGAGTGGTCGCACTACAACAAAAATGTCTGGAGCGATTCACTAACTCCATGCTGGGATTTTCTTGAATTCGACTACCGCCCCAAGCCTGAACCAATGGTGATCTTTGCAGAGGTCAGCATCCTTTCAGGCAAGATCATACGCACTAGCGCGGAACCCATATTTCACAAATACGACAATACAACCATTAAAAAATTCATTGAGGAGGACACATCATGTTAGTCGACGACGAAAAAGCACTAATCACAGCCGCAGCCATTGTCATGGGAGTCACTCCCGAGGCAATCACTGGTCGCCGCAAACGATACGCCGAGTCTCTCGCACGGCAGATCGTGATGGCAATCTGGAGCGACTCCCACAGTCTGCAACATTCCTGCGAGATCGTTGGGAGAACGCACCACACCGCAGCATACTACGCACGGAGAGCAATCCATGAGCGTCTGCAATACTGCGAAGCAACGAAGGAGCGGGTCAGAAAGATCCTGCAAAAATACTCAGAAATTATCCTTGCTCAATCACCAGAAAACCACTAAACCAATCGGAGGGGCATGAAAACCCCGCCACAAACACGACACTAATGAAATGAAACACGTACACGCAGAAAAAATACTGGCATACGCGCAAGACGCGATGGAAACGGACAAGCCATGGGGGCGGTGGGAGTATTGCAGCCGCATTGAAAATTTATGGCGTCAAGCCCAAGAAAATCCTACATGGAGTGAAGAAAATCAATATCGCCGCAAACCACGCACGATTAACATCAACGGATTCGAAGTACCTGAGCCTGTGCGGGAACCGTTGGAAAATGAGCAAAAGTATTACATGCCATCGCTTGCATTTGATGCGATCGAGACGATCAGTTGGGGCGATGATAAAGACGAAAATGAATGGCTCAAGAAAGGACTAATTCACCTAACCCGCGAAGCCGCTGAAATCCACGCGAAGGCGTTGCTATCATTTACTCAAAAGCCATGAACTACCACATCGTCAACATAGAACAAGGCACGCCGAAAGGCATCGCAATCATCACCGAACTAATGAAATGAAACACAAACACGCAAAAAATATGCTGGCATACGCGCAAGACGCTATGGAAACCGATAAGCCGTGGGAACGGTGGGAATATCTCGCCACAGAATGCAATCAAAAATGGCAACAATGCGAAATGCATCCTTCTTGGATAACAAGAAACGAATACCGCCGCAAACCACGCACGATTAACATCAACGGATTCGAAGTGCCTGAGCCTGTGCGGGAGCCGTTGGGAATAGATGTTCACTATTACATCCCGTATTTGGGAGGTCCATCACTCGCCGTCGATACCGTTTGGTGGAATGACGATTGCGACACGAATAGACTCAAATCTGGAATTGTCCACTTAACCAAAGAAGCCGCAATGATCCACGCAAAAGCACTCCTCTCATTCACCCAAAAATAACATGAACCTAGAACACAGCACACCAGAGCTTTTCACCGCACTTGCCAAGATGCAAGGAGAGGTGGAAAACGCCACCAAGGGGAGCGTCAATCCCCATTTCAAATCCAGATACGCAGATCTGGCGGAGGTCTTGAACACCGTCCGTCCAGTTCTCGCGGCAAATGGATTGTCAGTCGTGCAATCACCGTCATTCGAAGATGGGGCTTGCCACGTTACCACAACCATCGCACACAGCAGCGGAGGCTACATCAGTGGGAAAATGTCCTGCATTCCTGCAAAACAGGACGCGCAGGGCATTGGAGCAGCGACAACGTATCTGAGACGCTACTCCCTCGCCGCAGTGTGTGGAGTCGCCCAGGAGGATGATGACGGCAACACCGCAGCACACAACAAGCCAGCTGTCACTTACCCACTCATCACCAGCGCAGAAGCCGCACGGATCAAAGAGAACGTCGAGTTCCTCGGCATCGACGAGGCAGCATTCTTGAAGCACTATGGAGTCAAATCTATTGGTCAACTGACCACCGATAAGATCCCTGCCATCGACCGTGCATTCGCTGCGAAATCCGCGCAGGTAAACCGCAACATCGAAAATCAAACGAACGCTTAAAATGCAAAACGCAACGATAGAATACAATCTGGGTCGGGCGTATTACATGCGTTCGGCAAACCCTCGGAACCTCGACGCTCCAGTGTCGAAATCCCTGCTCTGGGAGTTCAATCAATCCCCATACAAGTGGAGACACAGCACTGGAAAAGAACCCACCAAGGCAATGGATCTCGGCACACTTATCCATGCTGCCATTCTTGAGCCAAATTTGCCCCTAGAAGACATCGCAGCAGTCTCTCCCTATGCTGACTTCAGAACGAAGGCAGCGCAGGAGTGGAAGGCAGAGCAGCGCGAGATGGGCAAGATGATCGCAACAGATGACGACATCCGCGCAGCATCGGGATGCGAGGCAGTTTTCTCCGAGGACTACGCGCAACGGTTTGCTGGTGGATACAAATCCGAGGTGGCAGTATTTGCGACCATCGGAGCTACCGAGATCAAGGGCATGATCGACCTTGTGCCAGACGACCTCGACCTGCTGGTGGATCTCAAGACCACGGCACGGATCGGTAATCTGCGGAGCATCACCAGCACGATTATTGACCGAGGCTACCACTGGCAAGCTGCACTCTACCTCGACCTCTGGAACGCTGCCAGCGGTGAGAAACGCACACGCTTTGTCATCTGCTTCATCGAAGTCGATGCGCCGCATGAAACGGCATGGGTGGAAGTCTCTCCCGAACTGATCGAGGCTGGGAGAGTTGGTTACATGAATGCTCTCGCCAAGTGGCAAGCGTGTTGTGCGACCGACTATTGGACGCGCCAGCATGAAGGCATCACCATGATCGAGAAACCTGCTTATCTGTAAAACTATGGGGGGTGCGCATCCTACACGCACACTTTACCAATATGAAAAAGAAATATGACGCAGTGGCTACCGTGGGCAAATACACGGCAAAGGATGGAACAGAGAAAAAACGCTACCTTACAGTGGGCGCAGTATTCGAAGGTGAAGGAGGCAAGCTGTCTCTGAAACTCGATGGAATGCCTGTAGCCCCAGACTGGAGCGGGTGGATCTCATTCTATGAGCCAAAACCCTACGGTGGCGGAGCAGCACAAGACGATTCGGATTCTATCCCCTTCTGATCATGAGCATCTTCGATGACACTCCTCTGGAGATCGGCACCCAATACTATGACAAAACCGTCATAGGCTGGGATGCTGAGACTCAGAAGTATCTCGTCTCCTCTCCTAAATTCAAAAAAGACCTCTGGCTGTCCAGAGAGAAGGTGGAAGGCGACCACGGCAGTAGTCTGCTGGAAGGTGTCGAATTCCGCGAAGCAAGACCAGGAAGTAGCTACAACACGCGCTATTTCCGCACAAGAACAGACTGAGTTGCGACAGTAAAAAACACTCAAGCCCTGAGAATCGCAACAGGGCAAACTTTCCAATATGAAACAACCACCACGACCACAAACATACACGCAGGTTGATGCTGAGAAGATCGGTTATCAATCAATCACCACACCATACCTTAAAGGCAGCAAGAGAGAGATGGAACAGCTAGAACGAGTCTTACAAGACATGGTCGGGCTGGAGCATTGCATCATCGAATCCGCCTACGGACTAGAGGTTGGGAGACTCAAGATCGAACTGCTATGAACCTATTCCCAGACCTCCCCGAGGAGCCGTCCCCACGACTGAAATGGATGCAAGAGCGCAACATTCACACGCTCAAGACCAAAGACAACCAGTGGGTAGCATACAAAAGCGAGACGCAGCACAGCTTTCGGCATGAAAACGAGATCGATGCCGTGGTCGGGCTGGCGAAGAAACTCAAAATCAAACTGTGGCAAGAATGACAACGATAGGCATAGATCCAGGGGTTAACGGAGGCATTGCATGGATCATGGACGGCAAGCCATGCGTCGAGAAGATGCCAGACACCCTCCAAGACCTCTGGGAGCTAATGCGGGACATTGCCAGCAACGGTGAATGCCATGCGTACCTAGAGCAAATCTCCTCCAGTCCTCAGATGGGAGTCGTCTCCGCCTTCACCTTCGGGCGCGGATATGGCAATCTAGAGATGGCGTTGACAGCAGCAGGGATACCTTTTACTAGAATTCGTCCACAAGTATGGCAGAAAGAACTTGGATGTATGACGAAAGGTGATAAAAATATCACCAAGCGCAAGGCACAAGAGCTTTTCCCGAGCATCAAAGTGACTCACGCGACAGCAGATTCTTTGCTCATAGCTAAGTATGGGCAAACACAAACAAAGTAAACACAACACAAGCATGAATACAAACATAACAGGGCGCATCATTTGCGCAGGAAGACTGAAGGACATAAACGGAGACGAGTTCTACGGAATGATGATCGAGTGTGATCTTAGGGATCGTAAGGTTCCTTATTATCAGGAAGTGGAAATCACCGAGATAACCAAGCTGGAAGTGCAAGACCGCACACAACTGGAACTGCCATGGGGTGATCTCCCCGAACCACCACCGCTGCCAGAGGGTAAGACTCGCTGGGTGCATCGTGGTGAATTCGATTATCTTGAAGACGAAGAATATCGCTTCTTCAACAATCGGATCATCTACTACAAGAGCTACAATGGCGAATGGGTAAGGACGATGCACTTCGGAGGCGACATTCCACATATCGAAGCAATCTAACCAACAAGAATATGATCGTTTTATCATTATTGAATGTAGTTTTCCTAATCGTGGCACTGATCTTGTCATCGGTGGTTTCCCTCTTCCTCTGCAATCTGTTCAAACTTGGCAGAGAACGTGAGTGGGAATGCGAACAGAATGAGAAGAAAGGAGGGAGCCATGAGTGATACGCCGAGGACAGATGCCTTGCCTCGCATTAGGCAGGCTGGAGCAACGGAATATGTCCCGATAGAGGATTGTCGCCAACTTGAACGCGAGCTTGCCGAGGCGCGGGAAGAAATTTCCGATTTGCAAGGTGACGTTGAAGCATGGAAACGTGAAACAATGATTGCAAACGCCAGATTGCGCGGTGAAAAGCATCCAGACGACAACGGGGCTATTTCACCAAAAGAAATAATTCCGAAATTGCAACGCGAGCTTGCCGAGGCGCAGAATACCCTGAAGCAGTGCCTGTCGATCATGCCAGTCGGCTATGTCCCAACGCACACGGTGGAGAACATACCAGAGATGATTGGCGATTTAGCAAAAGCACTCGCTGAAGAAACGACGGAGCGCGAGCAACTCGAACGCGAGCTTGCTGAGGCGCGGAGCATGACGGCAGGGCAATGGCTCTTGAAAGTGGCAACGCGTTTGGTGACAGCGGGATGCAAATCTGATGGCATTGTTGATGCGATGGATGAGCTAATTCAGCAACGCGACACGCTGGCGGAGGCGTTGGAGATGGTAACCACGCACAATCCAGTTGATAACCAGTGCGACAATGGTTTCTCGCCGCGCTATGTCGCCAAGCAAGCTCTAGCAGCAGTGAAAGGAGGTGCGGCGTGAACGGAAAAACAACGATATGCCCTATACATAACCCAAACAGTGCTGAGATGGATCGAAGAACATACGGATGTTCGTGGATCAATGTTTGCTTTTGGGGCAAGAGATTGCTCTGCTTCACATTAGGACGATTAACTATGGACATCCATAGCAGCAGTTTTAGAACATTTACTTGTATGGGTGGCGGCGCTAATGGCTCTGCTCGATACTGGCAACTTTGGTGGCCTTTTGGTTCAGTAATGTGGATTGTGCGCAAGCCTATTAAATCCGCCGTGAAAGGAGGCTCCGATGACTAAGCAAGAACGCATCACGCGCTTTGTCGCGGAGCTTGCCGACCTGTGCGAGAAGCATGGTATCGAGATTGCCACGCAATGTGGGTGTGACTGGTCGCCAGCATTGGCGGAGGACACAGGCTATTACACCGAGATTCGCAGCTTCGCATCTCCAGGCGAGATCCGTGAAGCAAAAATTTCCCTCAGTGGGTGCTGAAGGAGCATGGTAAGCCCTGTCCTCCCGAAATCTGATTACGGAGGGCAGGGTGAATATCAACAGAACAACACAATGAATACACAAAGCACAACTAAAAAAATAGAAGCATGGCTCCTTCGGGGGCATAAGATCACATCTCTGCAAGCCCTAGAGAAATGGGGGTGTATGAGACTATCGGCACGGATTCTGGATCTGCGGAGAGCAGGGATGGACATTCGCACAACGCCAATCACCCGCAACGGCAAAACCTTCGCCCAATACCACCTAGCATGAGAGTCAGCGACAAAGGATTCAGCATGGTCAGTGGACGACCACGGAAGAAGCCATGGGAGCAGAAAGCAACTGTGGCACTGCGGCTAGAGCAAGAGACATATCAGCGTCTCAGGAGGCTCGCCAATCGCAGGAGATGCTCGATCAGTCAGGCAGCGGAGTTGCTCATACGCACCCAGGAGTCTGAGAAGATCGAACCTACAATGCCAGTAGACTACTCACACCTACTCAAGAAAGGTGTTGGCTACACTGTATCACAAATCCTTAACCTTCCCGAGCAATGAACATACTCAGAGGATTTCCGAAACGATATGATGACGCTCCACCAGCAGGTGGGGCAGGGTGGCTGGCGAACTATGCCAAGGCACTCGCCACCACGGATGAAGGTGGGATCACGATTCTCTACGGAGGATATGGCACAGGCAAGACACGCATGGCATGGGAGGTGGCTCGGGCGCATAAGTCCAAGCGTCCAAACATCAGCACAGGCGAACAGGGATGGACGACGACATACAAGAAGCGTCCGATGGTCTACACAACAGCAGTCAATCTGTTCTCGACGATCAAGTCCACCTACATCTCTGGGGCAAAGAAGTCAGAGAAGGAAGTGGTGTCGGACTACTGCGAGGCAGCATTGCTGGTCATTGATGAAGTCCAGGAGCGTGGTGAAACGCCATACGAAGACAGACAACTCACTGCCATCATTGATGCGCGATACGCCGCAGATATGCCGACGATCCTCATCTCGAACTACTCATGGGAGAAACTAGCATCCACGCTATCCCCTGCCGTGATTGATCGGATCGAGGAGAACGGAGCAAAACTGGCATTCACATGGGAATCATTCAGGAGGAAACAATAATGAAGAAAAATAAAGTAATTGCTTGGTTTTCATGCGGTGCTGCGTCAGCGGTAGCAACAAAACTATCCATTGAGAAATACGGTGACGTAGAGATTTACTACACTGACACAGGAATCGAGCATGAAGACAATCCGAGATTTATCACTGATTGCGAGAAATGGTTTGGGCGGAAAGTCAACATTCTGAAAAGCACAAAATACAAAGATGCCCATGAGGTATGCGAGAAGGCGCGGTTTCTTTCATCGGCGAATGGCGCACCATGCACTGGAGCAATGAAAAAAGAACCAGCAAATGGGATTTGGAGCATTGGGGATATTGAGGTCTTCGGCTATACATCAGATGAACGTCACAGATTGGAAAGGTGGAAGCGTGACAATAATGAACGCACAATCGAATGTCCCTTGATCGACAAGCACTTAACAAAAGAAGATTGCTTGGGAATGCTTGAGAGAGTAGGTATTGAGATCCCAGTGATGTATCGACTAGGTTTCCGCAACAACAACTGCATTGGATGCGTAAAAGCGAGAGATGCTGTTGACTACTGGAAAAGAATAAGGAAGCACTTCCCTGTTCATTTTGAGCGAGTTGCAAGACTAGAGAAAGAGATCGGATACAGCATCAATCGGATAACCCGCAACGGTGAGAGGATTGATGTCCCGCTTTACGAACTCCCCGAAGGAGATCCAACAGGAGCAGATCCTAAAATATCGTGCGGTCTTTTTTGCATGACTGAAATACAATCATTTTCCGAAAGCGAAAAGTAATGACACTTCCTACATACCAGGTCAGAATTTATTTAAGCGGATCAATCGAATGCGCAAAACAAGTGATTCGAGAGAATGTTCTTGAAAAGCCTCTATGCGTAACCATTGAACCAACTACTTTTATTTATACAGGAGGAGAGGAGACTGGATACGTTGTTGGACTGTTAAATTACCCTCGATTCCCTAGTCTACCGATTGAAGTCTACCAACGTGCCGTAGAGATGGCGGAGTTGCTCCTAAAGAAAACGTTCCAACGGTCAGCCTTGATTGTTTGCCCAGAGACTACAATTTGGCTACACATAGATGAATACGAAAAACTCTCCAATTAACATGAAACCAACACAAGAACAAATCGACGCAGCTTTAGCTTACATCGACTACAAAGAGACTAACGAAGACCTGCAACTCCTTCATGACATCATGAGGGAGCCAAAGTCCTACACCCTCGTTGCAGCGGAGATCATCGCTGCCGCATACCGTGAACTGCAAGAAGCGATTCACTCCACCATTGCTGAAAACCTCCACTTAGCAGATGGCGATGATTGCACTCTCAAACGACTGAAAGACGTTATCAAATTCAAACTACCAGAAGACCAATGAGAGCAAAACACTACACAATACTAAGCAACTGCGTTGAAGAGGGATGCCGCTACGGTGTCTCTCGGGCGCACAAACATACCGAAGACCCATCCTATGAGCAGATCGAGGCAGCAGTCTACACTGCGATCATGGAGCGGATTAACGAGGTGTATGAGTTTCCAGAAACGGAGATACTACCACAAGATGTGTTATGACTCGGCTCGCTTGTAGACGACAAAATGTCTGCCGTCTATGAGCAGCTTCCGACTGGTGATCTCGCCATTCACCTCCATCCGATGTAGCTTACTTCTCACCGTATTGATGTTAGCACCAGATTGCTTTGCTACCATCTCTGCGGTGAACTCCTCTGGAGTCATTGGTTCATAGGAGAACTTCTCCACGATCCAGTCCATGCCTGTTACTTTGGGTATGCTTTTTGCCATTATGGTACGTATTTGCGTTGATGAAACAGAGGGAGGTCGCCTTTGTCGGTCGTCCTCGCATCAAGAATGATACATGAAGGTTCGGAGATAGCATCGGGAACTACCTTGTAGCCATGGCGAGTAAGCCCCTGCCATGCGCCAGTTATTAGCGATGCTTGGTTGCCATCCGTCCAGATTCCATGGCGATGGCGATGCGCACGACAGATGACAGAAGGCACACGCTTGCCTACTCGGGCGCGGGTATGGGTAATGACACCCAGGGCAATGCTATGCGCTCCAGCTTCCAGATACGGTCGGGATGTCGCGGAGATATGGTGAGCAAAGTTCACAAGTGTTCCGTTGATCTCGATGTCGAGGCTGTCCCATGCATTCTGTCCATTCTCAGGATTCCTCGATGCGCCTAGCACTTTGCCCAGACGGATCTCATCGTTTCGCGTGTGGCACTCAGTCCCCTTGATGATATGCACTCCAGCCGCCTTGCTGGTCACAGGCTCAAGAATCTGGATCACAGCAGCAGACTGGTCGCCTAGGTCGGCACTCATCACTTGAGTCGTGCGGTGGTGGATGCCCTCGACCAAGTCGCCATTGATGACAAGCTCATAGGGATCATCTCCCACGATCTTGGCAATCCACTCATGGCAGTCTTGCCAGCAAGCCCACAACCACTTCTGGAAGGCATTCTGACCGATGGGGATTCCTTCGTTGGACACGAAGTCTGGAAGCCATAGACCAACCACGGAGCCGATGTGGAGGTCTGACAATAGGACAATAATCTTGGATTTGCTTTTTATTGGTTTCATTGCGTGTAATGTCGGTTATCGTGAGCATTGCCCACTTTCGTGTGAAAAATCAGATTGTGAACCGAATGCGGGAGCGAATCTTGGAGATGTGGCGAGACTTGATGTAAACTCCTCCGCCTTCCCTTGACCCAGCAGTGTCAGTATTGCCCTCCACTGTTCGGATGAACCCATCGTTGTCGGGAGCGGAAATAGCGAAGCCGATATGGGAGAACGTGAAGATCACGATGTCTCCAGGGAGAATGTCGCGCTCAGGATCACGCAGCGTCCATGTGCTTTTGTCCTGCGCTATTGACCAGTTCTCGAAATCCCATGCACCAGCAGTCCTTGGGCGTTTGAACGTCTTGGTTTGCTCCACCCCAGCGGATGCCATCGCCTCGCGCACTACCCAGCAGACGAAAGCAGCACACCACGCCCATCCCTTCTTTGGGTTAAGCCATGTAGCCGCCTTGTATTGGTCTACTCTCTCGCCGCAATTTGTATTGCCGACCTCCTTCACCCCGACCTCTGCCTTGGCGATACGGATAATCTCTTGAACGAATTTACTCATAGCTTCTTGATGAGTTGCCACATACTGAGCAACCCAACGATCACGCCGACTACTAAGCTGCTAACACGCAACCAGTATTCGACCTGCTCTTGGAAGGAGGTAATCACGCCGAGGATTGGAGCAATCGTTCCAATCGCGCTGGGGAGCATTTCCTTGTTCATTTGTCGTCAGCAGCTTTGACTAGACCAATTCCAGCGACCACAGCAGCAAACGCTGCGGCGAGGTCGGGAGATTCTCCCGAGATGACTTGGATAGCAACATTGGAAACAGTTGCAACGATTGTCAGGATGCCTAATACGGTAGTTTTCATAGTGGTATTGCGTTGGATTATGCCCACCAAACATTGGGGACATCATCGGAGATTGGTCTTGGAACAGGGATCGGATTGCCGTCTTCATCATCGACGGTGAAAGTGGAAGCCCAGTAAATAAATTGATCCGCTCCATCAGGAACAGGGATGCCTACAAGGTCACGGAAAAGAACCCACCAGTCTGCACCGTTATGCTCGCCAATGACGCACAAAGCGTGTTCATGACTGGCGAGACTCGACTTGATGACTCCGTCTTCGTCGGGCGCAGAAAATCCATTAGCAACGCCGAATTGTTCAGCGATTGCTTTGGATGGAAATTTCAAGAGATAGTCAATCATGCCGTGAGAGATTGGAGTTTTGTGTCAGGTAAGCGTTTCTTAAAATAACGAATCGCTGAGACGCAACCGCACATAGTGTTTCCACCTTGCCCTGCACCAATACGCATACGATCTACCGTTGGGATTGTTCCAGTGGTATCGGTGACTGCACTGCCACCATTGATACTAGATGCAAAATCATTCACCTTGTATGCGCCAATTAGTTTGAATGCAGTATTTGCGGTTACTGTTCCAGCGTCTATCGCTACGACCTCACTACCACCATCCGTGACTTTGAAAAATGGATTAGCAGTCTCTGTCCTGAGTCGTATCATTTCATTGGCAGTATTATCGTCTACCGCAAGAACTGTTCGGTCACCGCTGGCTGGAGTGAACGCATTCGCAAACATCGCCCCCTCACTCTGGTTGTAAAACCCACTAAAATCACTCCCAGTAATGCTGCAAACATCCGCGCTGCGCACCACGGATGCTGTGGTGGTGGGGATGTAGGAGGTGGGGAAGGAGCCAGCTTCTACTTGTGAACCATAAATGTAAAACGCAGCACCATTTAATCCAGTGTATGAGCCTGTTAAAACATTTCCAGTTGTGCTTCCTTGAATGATGTGAGAAGAACCTCCTGTTGTGGCAGAAACTCCATTAATAACGCAACGATACCACCCATTAGCATAGGCGGTAATTGAAGAAGTGATGCCAGATTGAGTTAAAGTAATTGTTCCGTTTTGAATGTCAAATATGGCAGTGCCATTAGAAGCAACAGCTGGATGGGTGATTGCAACAAATTGCCTTCCAGCATATTTCAGAAATACAGATATGGAATATGATGTTCCTGAAACATATGCGGTCGATTGGAATAAGCGATGCACTCCAGTTGATGAATCCTCAGTCACCAAGTTGCTTGTAGAGGAGCCATTTGGTGCCGTGTTGCTAGCTGATGCGACAGTTGCACCTGTTTTGCTCCATGACGCTGATGGATGGTTTTCACTCTGCAATACTAAATTCGTCCTCGCCTCCTCAATCAGCAACCCACGACTCGCAAGCGTGACTGAATTATGATCGAAGCGGGGAGTGTTGATTGCCGCACTTTGGATAAGCCCATTACTACCCACGAATGTAGCTGTGGATGCGCGCGTGAACGCAGGTGTCGGACCTTTACGAGCGGTCAGCGTCTTATCAGCAGCGAACTGAAGGTCGAGAGCTAACCCATCAGGATTCAACGCCCCGCCATTACTAAGCATATTTCCAAGTGAGTAATTCATCAGTATCGCATTTGCATGTTCGCGTTGGTAAATATCCTATTTGCCACCATCTGTAAAGTATGTTGTTCATCAATGCGAATCATTTCCTCTTGAAGCAGCAGGTCGGCTTCTTGGTCTGCCACGACTGCTTTCTCTTGCTGCCCCTCGGCACGAAGGTAATCAGCATACGTTCCATGCGCCATGTATTGAAACCACTCAGCAGGGATTGCTGTAGTTTCACCTTGCCCATCACCGTAAGTGTCGGAGAACTGCTTCTTGTAAGTGACGAAGGCTTCCGTGGGATTACTGTTGCCAGCGACAAGTGTAGCACCATCAGCGGTCACCATGATGTCGTATTCCTGCACAGCAGCGGTGATCCAGGGGGCTTGCCGATGAACACGCAGAAACGTATCAATCGGATCTTTGCCAGCTTCGGTGTAAGGCACGACAGTCACTGCTCTCTCTTCCCCGATCTTGAGGTAGCGAGTCCAGTAGTTCGTGGAGCGATATGCTCTCAGCGCACGACGATTGATGAGTGCCTTGATGCGCCCAAGCTCCAGCGTTGCGAAGACGACCCCGCACAGTGATTGAATCAGAGAAAGCAATTCAGCGTAGGTCTTCGTTTGCATTAAATGTTACCTGCTTTTAGGTGTGATTGTGATTTAAAAAAGTCACGGACGAATCCTCGGTCATCCCAGCATTCTGCTCCGTATTTGTTTGCAAGGAGTAGATACTCGCGTTGAGGGATAGCACCGACAGGCTTACCTGCGATGGACTTCACTTCGCGCATCTTCCTTGCTTCTGCCGCTGCTTCAATCTCTCTGCGTTTCTCCAAGCTCTCGACGAACTTGCGACCAGAGCATAGCTCACGAATAAGTGCTGCGTTAATTTCTTCTTCTGCGAACATAAGAAAAAGGAGAGGGAGATTTTACCCTCCCTCCCCAGTTAGGGATTAAGCGTTGGAACCAAGACCAAATGGATCAAGGATCGTCAAGCCGAAGATGATTTCTCCAGCGGTGATGCTTGCAACAGTTCCGCCAAGGGTAGCGATAATGTTAACAGCAGATGTGGTGTTATTCACATGACCAGGCTCAGTGTCAAGCAGCGTTCCGCTATTGTAAGCGGTAGCCGTAAGACCATCGAGGTCGGTCGATGCAATAAAACCAGCAGCGGTTCCTGTCACGCCAAGGGTCAGCGTAATATCAGAGGCACCAGCGATAGGTGTCAAGACAGTTACTGCTGCATTGGTGACGATGCCACCACGAGGGATTTGCCCAATGGTTTTCGCAGATGTGCCAGCAGCAACAAGGTCTGTGGCATTCATGCGGAAGTAGTGAGTAAACCCACGCGATTCTTGATTAGCTAATTGAGGCATAATGTATTTTCTTTCTGGTTAGTTATGATTAGTAAGCGATTTTGCCGTGGGCTTGGGGATGCTTGACGCACAAGGTGCCAGCAACATCGACGAATCCACGCTCACCACCACCTTGGTTCTCAAGGCGAGTAGCACCCATTGGGATCAGGGTGTTGAAGCCCAGATACTTAGGATTGAGGACGTAGCCTACGTTGGTCGAACCAGTTGGCATACAGCTTGGGTTGCCGTTCACGATCTTAACCAGACCGAAGTCGGAGTCATACAGGTTCACCGACAAGGTGATCTGCTTGCTCGTGGCTTCTTGGTTAACGTGGTAGGTAACACCAGCAGACGATGGAGTGGCGCGGGTGAAGTTGCTGATAAGCTGGCGAAGTGCCACGTTAGCAACAAGCGTCAAGCTGTTCATCTCACCGTTACGAGCGAAGATCGAACCAATCAAAGAGTTGAAGGAGCTTTCGCTGATGGTGGACGAGATGATCGAACCAGAGGGAGTGCGGTATGCAGCAGGAACTGGGTTCGTTGCTTGGGCGGAGGACTGAATCCACTTGCCAAGACCACGCATTCCGTAAGGAGTGCCAGCACCGTTTTCAACCGTCATCTCGTTGTCGGAGGCGATGGTTGCTTCGATGTCGCGTTTGATTTCGCGCATGGACTTAGCTTCAGCTTGTGCCACGTTAGCAGGACCAACGCTCGACACAGCTTGTTGCAGGTTCGACACAATGTAGTCACGGCGCATCAATTGGATGTAGTTACCAAGGCGAGCGCGATCTGCGAACTTGTCCGAGAACGAAGTCACATCCGAACCTTCGCTGATACCAGTGGTAGCAGGAGAAGCAAGGGAGTCAACAGTCCACTCAGTGTAGGTGGCACTTGCTTTGCCTTTGCTGCAAAGGGACAGGATGGGAGTTTCTTCTGGAGCAAGGATAGCAAGTTCATTGCTGAGATCCTCGCGGTTGGAAACGGCGGAACCCGTGCCAGTTTTAGCGGCTGGGGCTGACGGTTGGTAGGTATTTGAGATAGGCATTGTTTTAGTCGGTTAAAAGTTATTTGTATCTGGCGATTCTAGCAGCAACCCATTCTTCTGGACTCCCACTCTTTTCAAAGCGAGAATACGCATCTGAACCTTTAGCCTTGGCGGAAACAGAGGATTTAGCTGCACCTGCTCCAAATGGGGAAGAGGATGGACTGACTTTCAGTTTATTCCCCACCGCAGATTGCTTCTTAATTCTCGTTCCTCCATGGATGGAGTTTGACGCATGAGCCAGGATGTATTCGATTTGGTAGCCAATTTCAGGAACTTGTTTGCGTAGCTTTTCGATAAGCGGGTCAGACATTAAATCCTTGAATTGTTTCCCGACAGCAGTGGTTTCGTCATTGATGTCTGGAACTTCTTCTTGAGCCGCAGCGATGTATTGTCCCTTCAGTTGCTCCATCTGGGCGATCTGCTGGAGATGCGCTTGCTGGGCAGGAAGGTATTTAGTCAATGCGTCCCTAGAGTTGCGGTTAGCTTTACGGATCTGCTGCTTAGTGAACTCCTTGTCTCCTACTAGGATTATGTCTTCACCACGATAATCTTCGTATTCCTCAAGTAGCGCATCTGTAGCCTCAAGGGTTTGCTCAAGTTCTTGGTATTTCGCTTTAAGGTCATCGATGGATGAGATTTCACGAAACGGATTCTGTTCTTGAGGGACTTCCTTAACTGGCGGTTGGGATTGCAACTTCTCCTCCAGGGCTTTCTTCTGAGCGGTTAGCTCGCCAATGCGTTGAAGCAATCGGCTCTTACCCTTTTTGGCTAAAGATTGAATCTGCTCCGTAGTTAGCGACAGTAGATCAATTTCACTTTCTGGCTCCTCTTCTTCCTCCTCGGCTTCTTCCTCGACTTCGGCTTCCTCTGGCTCGGCAGGAATCTCTTCCTCTTCGCTTTCGGTTTCCGCTTCCTCGGGTTGCTCCTTAGATTCGGGTTCTGGATTATGTCTTGCCGTTCTCTGAGCTACAAGCTCTTCAAATGACAGGTTGGACACTGATTCAATAGCTTCAGCGGTAGCTTCTGGATTACTCATAATGGAAACGCCATTTACGCTCGGCGGTGCGATCGAGGGGAAATTAGCACTAATTCCGTTAACTTGTCAATAGCAAATATCAACCCATGCTCATCTTATGTTGACAATCGTTCTCGATACACTAACATCGCGGCATGAAGATTCACCCATTCATCAGGCGCACAATGCTGAGAGTTGCGAGTGCGAGAAGGCGCGGCTTGTTAATTCGGCTGTTTGTTGGCAATGCTAAAACTGATAAAACTTTGTACCTAGCGTGGAGAATCATTCACTCGATCAGGTATTGACAATATCGCGCCATGCAATAGTATTGCCTTGCGTTTGAGCAATGAGGGCATCTCGTTACTAAGACGTAATCCACGGAGCTATCTTTATCAGCTGAGTCTCGAACTCAATCAGTGGAAGGATGAGCGACCTGATCTCACTCCGACCGATGGTAACAAGCTCCAGCTTGGTAACATCACACTGGCTGCATCATCTATGCGTTGGGAGTTCTCAGCGGGGTGGTGCAGCCTTATTAGCAGATCCCCCATGCCTCTCACTGAAGCACACTTGGGGGATATTTTTTTCACTTTCTTGAAAATAATTCTTGCCAAGTTCTGATTTATCGTCTATCTCTCTCTCGTCCGTGCGCTAGCCCCGCTGTGATAAGAATTTCTGCCTATCTTCGGAGGGCAAAAAAACCCGTCTGAGGGGCTAGCTCGGGCGGGTTTTTCATTTTATGGATGCCCCTGTTCGCTCCCCGATTACAGACCAAAAGAAAGGGCTACGCGAGAAGACGTGAATCTTCCACACTCATCACTAGGCACGAAAAGCGGGAAAGCTGCCATCGTGTTGTCACCATGAGCCTAAGCAGAGGTGGCAGGAGGTTGACTCCTAAGGGGCTGGTTTTCGGATCATAAAAGCATATGGTAGATAATGTTTCTCATCGTGTGCGTCCTAGGGAGGTTATGAGACTAACTGTGTACAGAAATAAAATGAACGACTATGAATGATAAAGTAAATCACCCACTACATTACACAGCACACCCATCAAAGATTGAGTGCATCCAGGTCACGGAACACATGAACTTTTGCCTTGGCAATGCAATCAAATACATCTGGAGAGCTGACTTAAAGAACGATGCAATCGAAGATCTAGAGAAGGCGAGATGGTATATTGACAGAGAGATTGCTAAACGAAAACTGATGACAAACTAAACAACATGAATACGAACACACCAATAACAGATGCTGCCGCAATGCCGATTGATCGGTTAGACACGATTGCAAGCAGACCATGCAATGTAGTGCATGAAGACGTATGCCAGCAACTCGAACGCGAGCTTGCCGAGGCGAAATTTGATTTGCAATTCCGCCGCGATCTTTACGCACTTCAATCAAAGGAGCTTGCTGAGGCGCGGGAACAACGCGACACGATGGCGGAGGAGCTTGATGCCTTGAAGCAGTCCATGCTCGATCTGTCCCACCCAAATATGATGTCGCTATTGAAAGAGCGCAAGGAAGCCAGAGAGCAACGCGATGCGCTGGTGAATATTTTAACGGATGTTATCAATGAAGATGGAACTCCAAAAAGCATTGACCGTGCAGCAATATTTCTAACTGCAGTGAAAGGAGAACTGAAATGAACCAAAAAACAATAGAAATCCTACGTCAATTCAATGATTGGCGCAGAGGTGATGAGAGTATTCCCCAGCCCGATACCACTACAATCGGTGTGGCAATCGACGATGCAATCAAGTGCATTGAAGCATTTGACAGACTCAATGAATCGTTAGCCAAAAACAAACGACTGTTCATCAATGCGCTTGCGGATGGGATTATCGAGTCTCAGTTGAAGCGCATCAAGCAACTGGAGGACGATCTGAGCTTGGCTAATCAGAAAATGGACAAGATAAAAAAAGAATATCCGTAGAGGTTTGACCCCCTACGGATACCTGAACACAAGCAGATGAAACAAAACAGCGGGAGAAAGAAACCACATTCCCGCTAATTTGTCAAGCCTGTTTTTTTAACAAAGTGAGAAGTTCGTCCAGGGTGGCAACACTTCCGACTATCTTCATCACTTCGTTGTTGTCTACACATTGGCGAAGGTCACCGAAGAATCGTTCACGCTCGTCTTGGATGAACTGGACAATAGCTTTGAACTCGTCACGGTCGGACAGAACATTGACGGCTTCAGCAACAGTTGGTTTTGGTAATGGTGTCATTTGAGTTATTTTGTAACTCACCTAGTTTACATCGTCATGTAAGTTCATGCGTTAATTCGCAATCGTTCCATTGTTAAGAGGGAATACGGATGAAGTTATTCAAAGTCATTTGCGCTTAGGAGCTTTTTTCGCGGCTCGCTTAGGCATCTTGCCCATC